CAGGCGGTAAAGGCCAAAGAAGATCCATCGGCTCTGAATGAGTTTCTTCGCTTCAAACTCTCGGTCTGGACAGATTCGCATTCGGTCTGGATGCCGATGGAGAAATGGGACCTCTGCAATGACCCCGTCGATTCTGAGTCTCTGAGGGGCCGCCCTTGCTTGGGCGGCTTGGACCTGAGTACGACGACAGACATTGCCGCATTCGTATTGCTGTTTCCACCGTACGGCGAAGACAAGAAATGGCAAGTTGTCCCGCATTTCTTCCTGCCGAAAGACAACATCCAGAAGCGGTGCAAGCGCGACAGAGTGCCCTATGACGTGTGGGAACGGCAAGGGCTTTTTTACATCACAGATGGAAATGTCATTGATTACGACGTGATTCGCGCGACGATCAACGAACTTGCAGCGCAATACAAGATTGTTGAAATCGCTTTCGACGCTTACAACGCCTCTCAAATCGTCACCCAGTTACAAAGTGACGGATTAACACTGGTGCCATTTCGCCAAGGCGACGTAAGCATGACCGCACCATTGAAACGCCTGATGGAATTGGTGCTCCGTGCTGAGATTGCGCACGGTGGTAATCCGGTCCTCCGGTGGATGGTCAGCAATACCGTCGTCAAGGCCGGACCAACTGGATTGATGAAGCCGGATAAAGAGAAAAGTAGAGAGAAGATTGACGGCGTAAGCGCGCTGTTAGACGCGCTGGGGCGGGCGATGGTCACGCCGATCCAGCAAAAGCAGTCCTTCAAACCCTTTTACATCTAAGGCACATAACGCATGAATATCTTCACTCGGCTATTTAGCTCTGAACGCCGTAGCGGTCCCCTTGAAAATCCCAAACTGTCGATGGGGGCAGCTTTCAACTGGCTGTTTGGTGGCAATACGACAGCCGCCGGTGAGGTGGTCAACGAGTTCTCGGCAATGCAGCAAGCAACTGTTTACGCTTGCGTCAGAACGATTGCGGAGGCCATTGGGTCTCTCACTCTGAGAACCTATCAGCGGATCGAAAAGGGTCGCTCAGAAGCAATTGACGATCCTGTCTATAAGTTGCTCGCACTCACACCGAATGACGAAATGCCCTCGGTTGTCCTCTGGGAAAACGTGGTCGGCAGTCTGGCACTATCGGGAAATTCATACGTTGAGGTTATCCGCGACAGTTCGAATCAGCCTATTCAGCTTTATCCCCTTGCAACGATGAAGACGGAGCCGGTGCGTTTGCCTTCCGGCAAGCTGGCGTATCGAACCGTTGACTATGCCACCGGTGGCACACGCATTCTTCAGGCCGCCGACACTCTTCACTTCCGTTTGTTCTCATACGACGGATTGAAGGGCCTGAGCCCAATTCAGCAGTGCAAACAAACCGTGGGATGGTCTTCAGCGGCGCTCAAAGCGTCCGCACGTTTCTTCGGCAACGGCTCAAAGCCCCCAGGCATTCTAACGCCGGTCGGCGGAGTGTCAGAGCAAGATCTTCTAAACATGCGCTCGGCTTGGGAACAGGCAAACGGCGGAGAAAATCAGGGCCGCACCGCTGTACTCCCGTCCGATTGGAAGTATACCGCGCTCGGCATCAGCGCCAAGGACGCGCAGTTTCTGGAGTCAATGCAGTTTGTGCGCTCTGACATTGCCGCCATGTTCCGGGTACCGGCGCACATGGTTGGTGATACAAGCAAAGTTAGCAACAATAACGTCACCGAAATGAATCGCGGCTTTGTTCTCGATTGTTTAAATCCATATTTGGTCAAAATCGAGCAAGAGATTTGCATCAAGTTACTCGGTGCCGACCCTAACCGCTTCGTGCAGTTCGATACCTCTGAACGTTTGCGCGGTGATTACAAGACTGTCATGGATGGCATTGCTGTCGGTCGTCAATGGGGTCTGTTGTCGAAGAATGAGGCACGTGAGCAGCTTGGCATGAACCCGAGCGCGGATGATGACGCAGATTTAACCATTATCCCGGTCAACATGCAAAATTCCGCCCGTTTGACTGACACGGAGAGCCTTCAAGACCAACCAGTCGGCACAGACCCTAACAAAGGCGGCGTTGGTGACACGTCGGGCATGAGTAGTTACTCCGCCCGCTACGAGAGATCGTTCTCTCCTCTTTTCACCGACGCTGTGGGCCGGTCCTCGGCCCGCGCCAAGCGTGATGTTGACTCACTTACCCCAATCTTTTCCCCGGTGCTGGAAAGCATCGCTGAGCTGATCGAAGGTGAAGCCCGCGTTCAGTTCAATCTGGACGCGGAATGGCGCAACTCCGGTAAGGTTTCTCGTGAGTTTCTGAAGAGTTTGAGCATCCGTTCAGTCGATTGGACAGCAGAAAACAAGGCTGAAACGACTCAACAAGAGGTCAAGAAGGCAGTTAGAGCCTTACGCCTGGGCATCTATCGCGAAGCTGGTGCCGCTGTAGCTGAAAGAGGTCTCAAAGATGAATAAACTAGAGCGCCGTTATCTAACTCAGGAATTCCGCGTCTCGCAAGAGACAGAAGCCCCAAAAATAGGCGGATACTCCTGTGTATTTGACTCCGCGTCCAGTGACATTGGCTGGACAGAGTTTGTGGACAAGAATGCCTTTGATGCTGTGTTGGCGGCACCTCACGACGCAAGATGCTTGTGGAATCACTCAGCCGATACAGTTTTGGGGCGCGAATCGTCTGGAACTCTACGGCTGTCTGTGGATGCACGCGGCCTTGCGTATGAATGTGACATGCCCGAGACTCAGGCGGCAAAGGATTTGCTTGTATCTATGCGCCGTAAGGATGTAAAAGAGTCTTCATTTTCCTTCATTGTGGCGCGTGACCAATGGACAGAGATGCCTGACGGAAGTGTTCAACGTCGCATTCTTGAGTTTGCAGAGCTAATCGACGTTTCTCCTGTCGCATTTCCCGCGTTTCCAGCGGCTACCTCGGGTGTTCGCAGTCTGCCTGAGTCGATGCCAACAGAGTTTCGCTCACGTTTTGAGAAGCGCACCGCCAGTAATGGCTGTGATTGTGATTGTCCTCGGTGTGAGGCCGAAACTTGCGGAATATGCTCGAACGCCGACTGTGCGGATGAGCAATGCGCGTCGTGCAAGCAGCAAAGCTCCAGAAGTTCGCAGGTTACCGCTGAGGAGCGGTGCCGTATGGAGATGAAGCTGGCCCTGGCGCGGCTCTCTAACTAACTCAAATTTAGATTCACTCCGCACGGATGCACCGCTTGTCGGTTGCGTTCAATCGCGCTCCTCTGTTCGGACGCTGTGAAGCACCTCCTGTAGAGGCCGCTGTCCTGCACCAATCCAAAACTCGTAACAAAAGGAAACCAAAATGGACCTCAAGACACTACAGGAAAACCGCAGCAAACTGATGACAGATGCAACCGCCCTGCTTGCTGGCGACGTGAACGCTGAAACGCGTGGCAAGTTCGACGCAATGCTGGCGGATGTGACCGTAATGGACGGTGATATTGCCCGTCTGGAGTCGGTCGAGAAGTACAAGAGTGAGCAGCGTGCATCGCTTCCCGGTCGCCCGAACCCCGGCGAGAGCAATGACCCCGCCGAACGCATCGAGGCGCGTGACGCACGGCAGAAGGCATCACTCCGCAACTATTTGCAGACCGGACAGGTTGAAACTCGCGACCTGACCACGGCTGCTCTTGGCGGCGTGGTTGTTCCAGTCGGCTTTGCTCCCCAGGTCATCGAAGCGAAGAAGTCTTACGGCCAGATTCTGGAACTGGTGAACACCCTGACGACCGATCACGGCGGCCCAATCAAGCTCGTGCAGGACGACGACACGGCCAATTCTTTGGCCGCTGTCACCGTTGGCACAGACGCGGTTGAGACGGACCCCGCGCTGACCGGCCTGACTCTGCAGGTCGACAATCTGACGACCGGCGTCGTTCGCATCGACCGTGGGTTGCTGTCTGACTCCGGCTTCGACGTGGATGCGTTCATCCGTGACAAGTTCCTGAAGCGTGCATACCGAGGAATGAGCAACTTGATTGTGGCCGGTAATGCTGGCAACATCCAGTCTCTCGCTACCGCGTATGCGGCTGGTTTCACCGGCGCAGCGGCTCTCAAGGTCACTTACCCTGACTTTGCAGCGGCGCTCGCAATGCTGGACCCCGCGTATCAGGAGAACGCGGTCTGGGCAATGAACAACTCGACGCTTGGTTCTGTTGTCGGAATGGTTGACAACAATTTGCGCCCACTGTTCATTCCATATAACGACGGCGCAAGCGGTGGTTTCGTTGGCACCATCCTTAACCGCCCGGTCAAGCTGGTAACTCAGCTTCCGAACCAGGCTGCCGGTAGCAAGTCGATTCTGTTCGGCGACTTCAAGGCTGCTTACACCTTCCGCACTCAGACCCCCGGCCTGTCGATTTTCCGAATGGATGAGCGTTACCTGCCCGGCTTCGAAGTTGGCTTCGTCGGCTTCCTTCGCGCTGGCGGCATCGCAACTCCCGCTGGCCAGGCCCCGGTCATTTCCATCATCACCCACGCATAATCAACCTTTGGGGCAGGGTAACCCTGCCCCAAAGCCCTACTCATAACTTAAAGGTCGTTCATGCTGCTATCAGTCAATTGCGTGCAAGCACCAACTGTCGAACCCGTCACGTTGGCGCAACTCAAGAGCCAACTCACGCTCGATGCGACTTTCACCGATGATGACGCGCTCGTGACAATGTACAGCATTGCCGCCCGCGAGTTCGCAGAGAATTACACACGCTGCGCTTTCCTATCGCAGCAATGGCAGCTTAACCTCGACCACTTCCCAACCTATTCCTACACGGGCACGATCAATCCCAGCCAGCGCCGTGACTATGCCAGCTATGGCGGCCCATGCGGTGCGCCAACCATCGCGCTACCGAAATCCAAGTGCATCAGCGTTGATTCAATCAAATATCTGGACGCGACCGGAACACAACAGACGCTCGACCCATCGACCTACAAAGTCGATTTGACCTCTACACCGGCCCGCGTCGTCCCCGCTCCCGGCGTCACATGGCCCTTGAGCACGCTCTACCTTCCCGGCTCGGTACAGGTGACTTACACCGCTGGCTCTTACGCGAATGCCGCTGCCGTCCCGCAATCTATCTGCCTCGCCATACTCTTGCTGGCGTCGCATTGGTACCAAAATCGCATGTCTGTATCCATCACGAACCTGACCGAGATTCCCTTCGGCGTGAAGGCATTGCTCGACCACTACCGCGTCACTGTTCTGGATTATGCCGAGGTTGTATAAGTGACTTTTGACCCTCTCTATCTCGACCCCGGCTCTCTCAGAGCATCCATTACCGTTGAGACCCCCTCTGTCTCGGGTGACGCTTTCGGCTCTGCTGGCGGAACGTGGGACGCCATCCTCAACACCCGTGCGTCTATTCAGGCCATCAGTCAGCGGGAGCAGACGCAGGATGCGCAGACCGTTGCTCAGGTCACTCATATCATCAAGATTCGGTATCCGGGCTCCACTGTGGCGATCACGGCTGGCTGCCGGGTATGGCACGGCACGGCTTGCTTCAATATCCAGACAGTTGAGAACATACAGGACCGCAACCGCGTCATCAAAATGATGTGCGTAGCCGTTGACGGCTCAAGCCTCATTACCAATCGGACTGGTGACGGAACTCCGGTCGTATCCAACACTCACCCGCTGACGGCTGCTGACATCCCCAACATTGCCGAGTCACAGGTCACCGGCCTGGTGGCCGACCTGGCTAACCTCGCGGCGAACGGCGGGTCCGTGGCGCAGGTCAATGCCGATTGGAACGCGGCAAGCGGTGCTGCTAAGATTCTGAACAAACCCACCATCCCATCAGTGCCAACGGTCGTGTCGGCATTCACCAACGACAACGGTTATGTGACCTCTGCCACCGCTCCAGTTCGCTCGGTTGCCGGTCGGGGTGGTGCGGTTGTCCTGGCGGAGTCCGACGTTGCCAATCTTGTCAGTGATCTGGCCTCGAAGCAACCGACCCTTGGCTTTACTCCAGAGAATGCGGCGAACAAGGGAACAGCCAGCGGCTACCCGTCACTGGACTCAACCGGGCACATCCCGTTGAACCAGCTTCCGGCCTCTGTACAGGGCGCGATGTACTTTGCAGG